GACATTCTAGCCCGATTGCGGGAAAGTGCTGAGAAGCAAATCTTTTCTACATCGATTTTGGAGAGGTTTGCCCGTCAGTTCGCCAAGCAAACAAGCGATTACTCCCGGATCAACTTAAAAAAGCAGGTATCGAAGGTTCTGGGCTTTGATCCGACAGCGAATGAACCTTGGTTAGCATCGTTTCTTGAGACGGTCACACAGGAAAACGTAAAGTGGATCAAGTCCATCGCCACGGAGTACCACAATGAAGTGGAGTCCGTTGTCCTTCAGGGTATGCGACGTGGTGAATCCATCACAAAGATGGCAGAGGAAATCGCATCCGCAGGAGATGTTTCCTTGAGTCGAGCACGTTTCATTGCTCGGGACCAGATGGGGTCGCTTTACGGAGAATTGACAAAGAAGAGACAGGAAAACGCCGGGCTTGAGCGTTTCTGGTGGAGCACATCGGGAGATAGCCGCGTCCGCCATTCCCATGAAGATCTGGACGGAAAGATATTCACTTGGGCGGAAGGCGCACTGGTTGACGGAAAAAGAATCTGGCCTGGCACAGATTACAACTGCAGGTGTGTGGCCGAGGTTGTTTTTGAGGACTTATTGGAGGTGGCAGGGGATGAGTAATACGACACCGGAGAGGGTGAAAGCTATTGCTGCTCACTTAAAGAGCATGCCAGATGAGACCATACAAATCTACATCGATGATGCTGTAGTTGAGGTCTCCGAACTGAATGTACCTGGTAAGTATCACGAGCGTCTCCAGCGGTACCTAGCTGCGCATCTGGCATCCCTTAATGTTCGTCGGGCGACCAGTAAAACGGTGAGTGACATGTCTATTAGCTATAGCAGCACAACGGGTGCGGGACTTGATACAACGGAGTATGGCCAGGAATACAAGCGCCTGCTGCGAAAACTCCGCGGCGGCTTTCTGAGGGTAATGTAATGGCTACTGTGGTGCGCGATGACAATCGAGTCCCGGATTTGCTGAAGGTGCTGGATGAATTGACAAGGAAGTCAGTTGAAATCGGAGTATTTGGCGAGGGCACAAGCTACGACAAAGATAACACCCCTGTGTCAAATGAACCGTTCATCCTCATGGTGGCCCGGGTGAACGAATTCGGAATGACAATCCAGCCGAAGCATTCGGAGTCCCTCGCCATTCCTTTACCGATCGCAAAGGATACGCGGCCATCGGATCATGATGACCTTTTCCGGCCGAAGGGTACGAACGTGCTGGCAAAAAAGAAGGGAAAAAAGGATTTTGTCCCATACTTCGTACTTGTCAAAAGCGTCACCATTCCCGAGCGAAGCTTTATTCGTTCTGGATACGACAACGCGAAAAGCAAGCTGGAGAAGCTGACTGAATCGTTGATGGAACAGGTGCTAAGCTTGAAAATTACTCCACAGACAATGTTCGAACGAATTGGGATGTTCTTGGTGTCAGAGGTCCAGAGACAAATCAGATCTATAAAATCCCCGCCCAACTCCAAGATCACTGCTGACCGAAAAAAGTCAAACAACCCTCTGATCGACACAGGCCGGCTACGGCAAGCAATCACATATCGGGTGGTGGACATGTGATGTTTATTGATATGACTGACCTTTTGGAAGAGTGGGAGACGTCAATCATCGTTATGATTCCGTCTGAAGGCCGTCTTGAAGGCGGTCGTTGGATACCGGGTAAAGAAGAGCCAGAAGAAAGACAGGCAGTTGTTGTCCCTCTTTCTAACGATGATCTACGGTACGACGAAAACGGAACATATACCCGTCAGGATAAAAAGGTGTATACGCAGTTTCCACTCGATAACGGTACTGGAATCGTGTACGACAACCTGCGATACAAAATAGCCGAGCCAAAAGACTACTCAGCCCAAAGCAATGTCTACGTCTATTTTGCCAAGCGAATTGAGCAAGGGGGAGGCAAAGAAATGGGGTAAATATCAGAAGTGTGGAAGACATCATCCAGGACGGTTTGAGCAGGCACACAGGAGTCACCGTGATGATGCTGGAACAGGGGGCGCCAAAGCCGGATTATCCGTACATTGGATACAAGTTTACCTCTCCCTACTCTCCAGAAGTCGGATTGCCGATCGCAGATGATGAAACGGTTCCCAGTACCGACCCTGACTTTGAACACGATATCGAGCAGACACTTGTTACCATGCCGACGATGACGGTAAGCATAAGCGCATACAGTAACGACATTGACTCATGCCGCTCAACAGCCCTTCGGGCAAGAGAGTGGCTTTTTCATGTCGGTTACGATGAGTTGGCTGACCAGGATATTGTCGTGGAGAGCCTGACAGAGGTTGGGGATAGGACGGTGCTCCTTGAAATCCTGTATGAGTACCGGGCAGGATTCGACTGCACCCTACGTGTCACCGATACCAGCACGTTGAAATTACCAACCATTGAAGTCATTGAGTTTGAAAGGAAGTGAGGACGTGAGCAATATCAAAGACGTGACAATTATTATTGACCGCCAGACAAAGGCGGTATCCCAGAAGGGATTCGGTCTACCTCTCATTTTATCGACAGATGGATTGAAACCGTACAAGGAATATACGGACATCGCCCCTCTTGCAAGCGATTATCCGGTTGGTACAAAGGCCTATAAAATCGCCAGTAGAATTTTTGGGCAATCCCCAAGGCCAGAAAAGATCGCTGTTTATGGGATCAAATACGATCCTTCGACGGACCTTCCAGATGACGTTGTGCAATCTTTGAAAGGGCTTGTCGAGAAGAATGGTGATTTCTACTACCTCTATACCGACTTGGAGGGGAAACCAGAAACAAAAGCTGTTTCTGAATGGACAGATACACAAAAACGCCTGTACTTCGTTGATACGGATGATTTGGCTTTGGCAGCTGAACTGGAGTCAGATAGAACCGTGGTCTTGTACCACAACGACATGGCTCTGCACGCTGCTGCAGGTTGGATTGGACGATGCGCTCCCGAAGAGCCTGGGGCGATCACATGGAAGTTTAAAACGATCAATGGGGTAACAGAGGCCGATATCGGCACCACGGAACTGTCAAAACTCCACGAAGATGGGGGGAACAGCTACGTACAGAAACTGGGTGTTCTCCAATCTTCCGAAGGATTGACGTCCAGCGGCGAGTACATTGATGTGATTCAAGCACAGGACTTCGTTGAGGCGAGACTGAGTGAGTCAGTACATCGCCTGCTATTCACACAGAAGAAAGTGCCATTTACAGATGCGGGTATCGCCCAGATCGTTTCAGAGGTTCGTGGAGTATTTCAGCAATCAACGGCCAAGGGCATCATTGCTTTGGATGAAAACGGGGAAGGCATGTGGAAAGTTACAGCTCCGCGCAGAAAGAACATCCCTGCGAATGATAGGGCAAAGCGGAAATTGAATGGAATTGGCTTCGAGTTTACCATTGCTGGTGCTGTCCATGATGTTACCATCCGCGGAACCATCGTGGTGTAAAGGAGGTATAGAACATGGCTATTGAAACGTATGACGCCAGATCGGTCAATGTCATCGTCGCCGGAGCAGTGATCACCGGCTTTGCAGAGGGTAGTTTTGTAAAAATCGCGAGAAATGCAGAAAACTTCACGACTTACATCGGTGCAAAGGGAGAGGTAGCGCGGTCCCGCAATGCAGACCGAACAGCGACGATCACCCTGACACTCAAGCATACAAGTCCATCCAATCGTTACCTGTCAGAACTGGCGAAATCAGATGATACATTTGCGGCAAACGTAAATGACGGGAGCCAGGGATCTATTATCGGCGGTGTAGACTGCTGGGTATCGAAGCAGCCTGACATGGAGTTTGCCGATAAGATCACCTCTCGGGAATGGCAGATCGTCGTACCAGAATTGGATGTGGCATTGTAAATAAGGAATGGAGGAATGAAAAGTGAGACAGAAAAAAGTAACCGTTAAAGGAACAGAGTATACGCTACAACACCCTGGAGTGCGAGCAAAAAACCAGATCATGGACCGGATTCAGAACAAGCATGGTGTGCCCTCTAACGAAAAGCTGGCTGACGAAATCTGCGAGCATGTCGTGGTACTGCCGAAGGTTCGTCAAGATGACTTTAACGATGACCCAGAAGCTTTCGAAGAGCTGATGAAAGAGGCTACTTCCTTTCTTAGAGGAAAAAAAGTCGATTGATCTTTGTAAGTCGGATGCTGAGAAAAACTCGAAGTTTTGGTCTGTTGTCTTTGGCGGTATTTCCTACACGGAGGCCGCCAATTTTGATGACGATACGTTGAACGAAGCATACGAAGCACTGAAGCTACTGCAACCCAAGACCCAGTAGAGGGGAGGTGGTCAATTTGTCTGATTTAAGAAATCTTGCATTTAGTATCGGCTGGAACATTAACGACTCAGCACTACGCCAATCAGATGCAATGACGGATATGTACCGGGACAATGTATTGGGGTTGCAGACGAACATCGAAGATTTGGGAAATGCATCAGAAATGACCGCCACGCAACTCACAGATGGAATGCGTGACGCAGGAAGCGAAATGCAACTGTTTGGAGACACATCTGAGTTGGCATCCAGCCAAATCGTTGATACTATGGGCGAGGCACATCACGAAATGAAAGAGCTTGGGGAACAGACAAGACGCTCTGCTGAAGATATGAACCGGGAATTGGGTGAAGTAAATAGCACACTCTCCGAGATGGTCGGTCATGCTCAAGAAGCCTTTAATACTCTAAAGGGCGGGATTGCTGCTTTGATTGCTGGCGGTGTTTTGGGGTTCTTTACGAATGCCGCCGCCGGTGCAGAGGCTACAGAGCTTCGGTTTAGGTGGTTTGCATCTGAAAGTGAAGGCGCGTTGGAAAAACTCAATAACGCCATGGATACAACGATAGAAATGTCACATGGCCTTCTGACTGGTGGGGAATTGCAAGCAGCATCCATACAAGCGATGCAACTAGGGGCAAGCGCTGACTTCATATCCGAGCATATGCAGGGGGCCGCCATTATATCTGCAAAAAGCGGTCAAGACATTGGTAACGTATTCAGTCAATTGAGCCGGGCTGTTGAGATGGGCAACATTAAGCCATTACGTGAACTAGGAATCATAACAGATGAGCATTTTTCGATGATCGGCGAGAGGGTTACAAATTCTATCGCAGACTGGGACAGAAGCAAGCGAGAAATGTTGGTGTATGCTGCGACCCAGGATCTCGTGAACCAAAACATGGGTATGTATAACGAGTATTTAGATACTTCTGAGGCGCAGACAAAAATCTTCACCAATCAACTGGGTGAGGTAGTTGAAACAATGGGCGGTCCGCTGCTACGACCACTAACTCAAGTCCTTTGGGGATTTAGTAGTTTGTTTAAAGAGATAAAAAATAATCCAATTGGAAATTTTGCATTACAAGCTCTAGGTTGGATTGTAGCCCTAACATCCCTTGGCGTAGGATTGATGGCTGTAGGAAAGGCATTTGGCTTTCTTCGAACGATGTTCCTACCAATGATTCTCCCTTTTGTTAAGTTTATAGCGATAGCTACTGCAATTTATTTGGTTGTCGAGGACCTTATCTTTGCTTTTGGAGGTTTTGGAGATTCTGTAACGGAAAATCTATTCAACGCCGCTATGGAATTTCTAGGCTTCGATTATACATTCCAAGAGTTTAGAGAAGGTTTAATCAGCGGATTGAAAATAATCGGAGATTGGTTCGTTGGTATCTGGGTAGATATTAAAGAAGCCTGGCAATCGGGAGAGGGATTTCTCGGTAATGCCCTACACGGGATTGTACAGATGGCTAAAGGTCAGTTGATAATGATGGCCAACATGTTTAAGATGGCGTTTGGTTTAATCTGGGGAATTTTCACTGGTGACTGGACTATGTTACAGGAAGGGTTTCAAGGTCTTGTCGATGGGATTGGGGAGTATTGGGCAGGGTTAACTCGCCTATTAAAAGTTCCACTGGAACAAGGGAAAGAATTGTTAGTTGATTTTAAGGATTTCGCATTACAAAAACTTGATGACTTAATTCAGGGATTCCTTAATATGCCTGGCACTATTATGGCTGGTATCGAAGGTTTTGGAAGTCAGCTGAAGGATAAGCTATGTGAACAATTGAGCGATGTAAGGCGATTACTACCATTTTCCCCAGCGAAAGAAGGTCCATTAGTTGATCTACACGAGTCTGGAGAAAACATAATCGGCAACATCCAGGAAGGAATTGAACGTGCAAAAGCTCTAAACATTAGCGGGAAGCTTGCGCCTGCTGTAGAACAAGCAGATGAGCCATCCTTAGTTTCTTCCCCAAGAATGGCTCAAGTAAGTAGAGGGAATGACACGTTTTCTCCTACGATACAGATTACGATATCTGGAGGCTCGACAACGGATATCGAGGAACAGATGAGGCAAGCCAAAGAAGCAGCCAAGCGAGAGTTTTTGCCAATGCTTGAGGAGTATTTCAGGATGCTACAGAGAAAGGTGCCCATGACGACAGAGGTTTAAATATAGCTTAGGAACTAGCTATATTTATTCAACTCTTTCTGCATTTTTTTCGTGTTTGGCAAATCCCATTTATGCTTACAGTCCCGGCAGTCATACTCTTTTGTTCCAAGCATCATAAGAAATATCAAGCAGATCGCCACGAAGACCATTCCAAATGGTTGGGCTGGTATCAAAAGTACAGCTGCGATGCCAGTCCCAATCGCCCACTTCTTTGTATTCTTCCGAATATGTATTTTTCTTGTTTTTAGGCTATTACATTTCGGGCAACGATCTGACGGCTCTTTCGAGTCGGAAATCTGAACTTGCCTTAACTTGCTCTCTATTGATCTTGTGACGAGCCACTCCCCGCAATGCTTGCACTTTTGAGCTTCAGCTTTAATTTCTTCAGCACAGTAAGGACATTTGATAGTATCGCTCATTTAGATCAACTCCTTTCCAATATCATACAAAAAGCCTTGCTGTATTGGGAAGGAATTGTGCTAGATTGGAAACTTACGAAGAGAGGTGAAACGATGATCACTCTATCAAAACTTGGTGACGTTGAACTAAGCGCGGTAATGAACGAAACGCCAACATTTCCAAATGAGATTACCGACAAACCCGTTGAGAACGGACAGAACGTAGCTGACCACATCCGTAATCAACCGATTACCCTTACCGTTGAAGGTGTTGTGACCGGGCCAGATGCAGCCGATAAACTACAGAAATTACGGACGTATCGAAACGAAGGCGCGCTCCTGCAGTATTTAGGAAGAAACATCTTGGGTAACTGTGTTATCCAGGAGCTACAAACATCTCATGACTACAGCATACGTAACGGGTTCAAGTTTACCCTGAGATTGCGTGAAATCAGGCTGGCGCAAGTTCAAGTAGCGATGATCGAGAGACCAAGTTCCCCAGCCGTGGCAACCCAGAGTTCAGGTGTAGGTAATAAAGGACGGCAGCAAGCAAACGGTGGAGCTACTGAGGAAAGAAAAAGATCAACACTGTTGAAGATAGGCCAGGGAGCTGGTGACTACTTGGAGAAAGTGATGGGGTGATGATGTGCAGTATCTGCCGATCGATAAAGATGCTATTCCATACCGTTGGGAAATCCGCATTGAGGAAGAAACGTTTTCGTTTGAGATCTATTACAATGCCGAACACGATTTTTTCACGGTGGATCTTTCAAAAGGTGGAGAGGTATTGGTGTATGGAGAAAAGATTGTCTACGGTCGGCCGCTCTTTTCTGCGTACGCCGATCCGAGGTTTCCCAAAGCAGCTATTATTCCATTCGATGACTCGGAATCTGAGACACGAGTAACCTTTGATAATCTGAATCGAACTGTGTTTTTGTATCTTGTGACAGAGGAGGACCTGCAAGATGATCTTTCGGCGAAGGATTGAGGTAATGCTTGACTCCATAAAATTCACATATCCGGGATTATTCATCGATTTTCGGACAGCCTTCGATGATGACGCCGAACCGAATACGGGTGAAATCGTGATCTATAACGTGTCAGATGAAACAGAGAACAGAATCAAGAAAGGGCATACGGTCATCTTGAACGCGGGGTATGAAGGCGATATCGGTACTATCTTTGCTGGTGTTGTGGAAGAGGCGAATAGCAAATGGGATGGGCCAGATAAGCAGCTGCGGATTGCGTGCGGTGATGCCACGGACAGATGGGCAAATACGACAGTCAACAAAACATATGTAGCAGGTTCCAGTGCTTCTCAAATCATCCGTGACATGCTTGGAATCTTTGGGCTGGAAGTAGGTAAGGTAACATTAACTCAGGATAAGGTTTATCCACGTGCACGGACGTTCAGTATGCCTCTACGGACAGCGCTGCAGCAACTCGCCAAGGATACAGGATCAAAGTTCCATATCTCCAATGGATCGGTCGTATTCCGAGCAGCGCAGGGCGGAAAGGAAACCGGATTTGTTTTAAATGCCGACAGCGGTTTGATTGGATCACCAGAGAGAGTCACGGGCAATGATGACGTGGACTACTCTCTTTTTTGTTTCCTGAATCACCGTATCCACGCTGACAGCATCATCAAGATTGAGAGCCGAACGGCCAACGGGATATTTCGTGTGGTCAAAGGTGAGCACGTGGGCAATCGCCAGGATTTCATAACCCGACTGGAGGTGAAAGCTGCATGAGTGAGGCGATCAGTTTTTTTTCAGGCATGCTTGCAGAGGAATTGGCTGACCTTCACACCTGTATGCCATGTCGTGTAGAGAGATTCGACGAGAATACTTTTAGGGCTGATGTTCAACCACTACCCATGCGGAAGTACAAAGGAAAACAAGCCGTTGCACTGTCGATGTTATCTGAGGTGCCTATTCTTCGTAGAAAAGTAAAAGAGGGTGATGCTATCAGACTGGATAAGCCCTACCTTGAGCCAGGAGATATCGTTCTCGTTGCCTTTTGTGAACGTTCGCTTGATAATGCTTCAACGGGCATCCCATATGACCCTGGCAGCAGAAAGTTCTCCTTGGATGATGGCATCATATTGGGGGTGCTAACATGAAAACTTTGTTCATTGACCCAGAGACACGTGATTTAGCTTTCGACTTGGAAAATAGTCTTGTGATGGTAGAAGATCAGGAAGAAGAGAAACAGTCATTGCACAATCTCGTCGGCACTAATCTCGGAGAGTGGTTTCTAAACGAGAAGGGTCATGGCCTGCGGTACGACCGAATACAAGTGAAAAACCCTGACGATGATGTTATTGCACATGAAGTGCGGCAGTCGCTTGCACAGGAGCCACGGGCAAAGGAAGTCCTGGCTGTTGATGTAGCTTTCGACAGGCAAAGACGACATCTAGAAATCTCCTATCGTGTCAGGATGGAGAGCGGCAATGACATTGAGGATAAGGTGGTGGTCTAATGTTCGGGCTATCAGACAAAGGCTTTAAACGCAAGCGTTATGACGACATCCTCCAATCAATGTTCGATCAAGCAAAACAACTGTTTGGAGAAAACATTAGTTTGACAGAAAGGAGCCCACTGGGGCTCTTTTTACGTGTTATCGCTTGGTCGTTGGGGCTACTGTGGCAGCTTGCGGAGAAAGTCTACAATAGCGCCTATGTTGATACGGCAGAGGGGCCGAGCTTACGGCATGTTGGAAAATATATTGGCATCAGCGAGTTGAAAGAGGACTATTCAAGAGGAGAAGTTGTGATCACAGGCGATCCAGGTAAGACGAGACTTCGCGGCTTCAGGGTTGGTACAGAATCGGGAGTCATGTTTGAGACGATATCTGATGTGATAATCGGGCAAACCGGAGTCGTAGTTGCTCCTGTAAAATCAGTGGAGCCAGGGCGGAGAGGAAATGTTCCAGCCGGTACCATTACAAAAATCATCAATCCAGAGGCGGGGATAAAAGCAGTTACCAATCCAGAACGAACTGCTGGGGGACGGGACAAGGAAACCGATCTGGACTTCCGAAAGCGTTATGATCGTTCCGTATCAAGGGGCGGGAGCAGCACGGTTGAAAGTATAGTTGCCACACTCTTGGAGTTACCCGGAGTTCGAGACTGTATCGTGCAAGAGAACGACTCAAATGAAACGATTAATGCCGTTCCTCCAAAGTCACTGGCACCAGTCGTATTTGGCGGCGATGACCAAGAGGTGGCAAACGCTATCTTTCGCTGTAAAGCAGGCGGTATTCGTTCGTGGGGAGACGATGAAGTAGTCGTAAAGGACTCCAAGGGACATGAGCACACTATCGGTTTTTCTCGTCCGCAAGTCGTGCCAATCTATGTTTCGGTGACTCTGGCTACCAACTCACATTTCCCTATTGATGGTACTAGCCAGGTACGGACTGAAATAGTCAAGCACATCGGGGGAGAGGACGAAGACAACACGCTCTATAACGGTCTTGGCCTTGAGGAAGGGGTTATTCACTCTCGGCTGATAAGTGCCATTTTTCAGGTGAAAGGGATAACCGATGTATCTTTGAGCATCGGTACAGACCCTGTAAATCTCGATGCCAGCAACATCCTCATTGGTACACGTGAAGTGGCAGAAACGGACTGGCAGAAAGTTGTGGTGGTGTGATGGGCTTCCTTGACTTCATGCTAAAAAAGCTGACTGATAACTACAACAAGAGCACAGTCGGGAATATCGGAAAGGTTTTTTGCGTTGTTGCGGATGAACTCGAAGAGGTGAAGGTGACACTCGAAACCATCGAGAGGTACCGCGATATCGACCAAGCGGTAGGGTATACGCTCGACAGAATCGGTAGAAACGTGCTGCAAGCGAGAGAGCAAATGAACGACGATGACTATCGCCAGATGATCAAGACAAAGATTCGGGCGAATATGTCTCCAGGGGATATTGAGACAGTTATCGAGATTGCTGATGCTCTTTTGGGAGATAACTTCACAGGCATACAAGAAGTATGGAGTTGGGGTAGCCATCCTCATGCAGGTGAACCGGCTGGTTTACTGTTATTCGTGCGGCAAGAGGATTTGAATGTTCTTCCTTACAAAGCACTGAAACGCGTGGTTGCAGCGGGAGTTAGTATCTATTTTCAAGTCGTTGCCTCTGCTGAAGCGGTAGAGTATTCTTCGACGAAGCAGTACATTGTCCACATCAGCACATACCAAGCGTGCGGTACATTTTCTGCAGGTGGTGAGTACGAGTTATGATCTCCCAATTCGCTTTAGAAGAACAGGCAAAGCAGCTCCGAACCATGTTCAATTACGCGGAGATAGAAATCAACGGCAAGATCATACCAGTCACCCTCACCAGCGTCCGTGAAGGAACCAAGGTGAGGGTTTTTCTTGACATCCCCGCGGGCTTGGTCGGCAGGATTACCAACCGTATTATCAAAAACGCAGCAGGCCAGATTTGCTGGTCAGATCCACCCGGTAAGTTCATGATCGACAAGCCTGATACTGATGTACGAACTGAAATACCTATTCAACTCACATGGAAGGAGGCTGCCACATGAGTATGCATCCGTTTACGGATAGGCGGTACAACTTGGGTGACGAAAAAAAGTATTTGATCAGAAAACAGGACGGTACGGCAGAGATCGTGGACCTTGAGAAGGTTGGCATCGTAGAGGAAGGTAGCCGAATCAACGCAGCGGCGCTGAATCCTATCGTGACACATGTAAATGATCCAAACATACATGTATCCAGGGGAGAGATCGACGCCTTGGAAGCCCGAGCGCAGGCAAAATTGGACGCTCTGGCTGGAGAGGGAAATACCAAAACTGTTAAACAACTGGATGATGAAGTACAGGGAGTCGCTGCGAACCAGGGAGTCATCTCCGATACCGTCACAGGTAAGAAGTATAAATTTGGTATGGAAAATGGACTAGTATTCTTAGAGGTGGTGGGAGGATAAATGGCTGAAAGGATTTACTTAGGGGCGCTCATCGACATCAACAAAGAGCAGTACCTTCCGATCATGAAGGAGCAATATAGCGAAATTAACTCTTTTACGCTTGCGGGCGCAAATATAACGCCATACGGAGCCGATAAAATCATTTCCGCAAGCACGGCAATAATCGTTATTCGGGACAGCTATACACTAGCCACCCTAAAACAAATTACGATTCCCAAAAGTCCTATGACCCATATTCATTTTGCGTTGCATCAAGAAAAAATATATTGTGTTAGGTCGGACGGGACGCAAAGATACCTATGCATTTACGACATAGCATCAGATTCTTGGACCGAGAGACTTTTTATTGGTGCAGCGAACGTACTAGGGACGAGACGCATATTCATTGATGGAGAATATATTTACTTGCATATAAATCAAGCGTCATCCCTGACCCATTACATCGTAAAGTGTACTCTTTCCGATTTTACGCAAGTGGCTATTTCGCCAAACTTCAGTTCGGTATCTGCTTTTGACGGTCAATTCTTTTATGGGGCAATCGTTACGAACTACAGTTCATTTTTGAATAAGTACGACAAGGACACATTGTCAGTAGTCGCTACTTCAGGAGCCATGTTTAGCGGAAATTCAACTACCATATCTACGCCCGAAGATGTGGTTTATGCCTTTGGTTCGGTTTTCGTCTCAGATAGTAGAAGTACCTGGACTACTTCGGTAATAACTAGAGTTAATGCACAAACACTGGAAAAGGAAGCGCATCGTACAGCAAGTGCAGCTAACCAAGGTTCTAACGAACGAACGCCATACCGAATGTTTATAGGTGCTGACAAAAGGTTTTTCGGGATTGCAGCCGGAGGCGGCGGAACCTCTCCGAATGAGTTGATAGAATACGATTTCAATACGTTAGCGCCAGTATTTAGGTATTCCGTAAAAGATGCTACAAACTATACCGAAGTTTATGCTAATCCTACCAACGGGACGGTATTGTATGGGTGGTCATCATCAGTTACGCAGATAGAAAGAAGCTACACCTTACAGTCATACAAAAAATTAAAGGAGATGGTCAGATGATTTACGTGTTTGAAAATCAAAATAACAGCGCGAGCATCGTCTATGCGGAAGAAACCCTGACGCCAGAACAAAAAGCAAAAGGTATTGCAGTTGAAAAACTACCAGTCTTAGAAGAATTGCCAGGAAAAATAGCAGTACTGAAATGCCGCAAATCAACTGGTGAAGTCTGGTACGAATATGTGGACAGCCCTACTGATTTAGAAAGCGAACTTGCAGACCTGAAACAATCACAAGCTGACCAAGACGAATTAATCATGCAAATTCTGTTAGGGGGAGTTTCCTAATGATTTACTACAATCTGTTTTTGCGTAACTGGTTAAATCATCGGGCGAACGAGCCTGAGATTGATTTAGCTGTAACCAAGGGACTCTTGACCGAAGAACAAGGGGAAGAGATCAAGAATACAACACGATGACACCGAGAGGGTGTTTTTAGTTTTTGTACATCACGACAGCAGCTCGCCCCGATCCGACCGGGGCTATTTTGGTTACCCCTAGGGGGTGAGAAGGAAGTGAGCCAATGAAATTTTTTCAAAGCTTAGAGAACGTAGCAACCCCGGCTAACGGATGGGCAGCGACAATAGGGGCAATCATTGCACCAGTGTTTCAATATTTCTACGGCAGCGAGCGAAGAGACATCCTCGTCGTGCTACTTCTTATGATCGTAATGGATTGGGTAACAGGTATCTATGCAGCTAAAAAGGACAAAACATACTCTTCCGAATACGGCTTGAGTCGAATTCCTCGTACCTTATTTTTGGTGGCTCTCCCGGCAGTAGGTAACTTGCTCGATCGAGTAATGGGTACTCCAGGATTCTTGTTTTACGGTGTTACATTTGGCCTCATGTATCATACCTGGACAAGCCTTACTGCCAATGCCCATCGCGCAGGATGGCCTATGCCGGAGGCAATTGTGAACCTAGTTGGTTCTGAAATCAAAGCAAAGGCTGAGCGAGCTGCAAGAAAGGAGACGAAGTAAGTATGCAAATCACTGATATGCTTTTAACGAACAAAAACGCGCGCCCCGGGACGAAGATCATACCCCGGGGCCTTGTTATTCACTGGACCGCAAATGAGGGCAAAGGTGCCAATGCTGCAGCCAACAGGAACTACTTCAACAATCCGACTACTTTAGCCAGCGCACACTACATCGTCGATGACAAGCAGATCGTACGTTGCCTACCTGAAAACGAGATGGGCTACCATGTAGGCGCGCAATCGTACAAGCCGGAAGCGCTACAGAAGCTCAGCTCCTACCCAAACAACTGCACGATCGGCATTGAGATGTGCGTCAACCAGGATGGAGATTTCAACGCGATGTACCAGAGGACCCTGGAGTTGACCGCGGACATACTTAAGAGATACGGATGGGGCGTAGACAAGTTGTGGCGGCACTTCGACGTCACAGGAAAGAACTGCCCGGCCTATTTTGTTGGAGATGACTACGCCCGACGATTTACAGGTCTGACTGCCGCGCAGGCGTGGATCAAATTCAGAGACGATGTGCAGCGATTACTCACAGAAAATCCACAAAAATCAAATGAATCTGTGGATATCTGCCGGGTCCAACTCTCGCTGAATACTTCCGGCTTGCTTGTAAATGGAGTGTCTTATCTTCGGGTCCGTGAAATTGCCGAAGCTGCAGGGGCAAGTGTTGGCTGGGATCCAAACACCAAAAAGGTGATCGTTAACGGCAAGGAGATAGTCGCCCGGAATGAAAATGGAGTTTCTTATGCTCCAGCACGCGAACTGGCTAGAGTTCTCGGTCTGCAAGTTGGGTGGGAAGGTACTTCTAAAACCGTTACATTGAAAGGGGAGTTGTAGGATGGACTGGTTCGTACAAACAATGATGTTTCTCCAGGAGTGGTGGCCGGTAACGGCCCTGCTCCTTTTTGTTGTTGCTGGCATGGCCGCCGATCTGTCTTACAAGTTCAGAGGATTCGTGGTCGAATTTCACCGTATATATCCCAATGCGTTCCAATATGTTGAGAAGAAACGGGAGTATGTGATCAAGTGTTACGACCGATTACCGACGCGGATCAGAGCTGGGTTTGCGATGATCGGTGGTAAGAAGGCATGGGCTCACTTGGTAAACGCCTGTTATGCATTCATTCGTAAAAAACAACACCGAAAATAAGTAACGCCCTCTTTCGGAGCAATCCGAGGAGGGCATTTTTTTATTTAATGGAAAATATTGACGAAATAGTCCTAGTTCGATAGATTCAGTATAGGAGGTGTCTATTAATGTCAGAATCTATTTTTGAGGCGAAAGGTGTCAACGGCAGCCTAGTTATTTATCCAAACCGTATCTTCATTTCGCGGAAAGGTTCTTTCCTCGCAAAAACCACAAGACTGTTTGATAAAGAAATAACGATTAAATCCTTATCTGCAATTCAGCTGAAAGAACCTGGTATGTTTACAAATGGATTTATTCAATTTTCATTTTCTGGGGGGAGTGAGTCAAAAGGTGGTGTATTCGATGCTACCCAGGATGAAAATACTATTATGGTTAATAAAAAACAACTAGATTCCTTTAAGAAAGCTAAAGAATTAATTTACGGCTTGATGAGTAAGACCGATTCTTCGAATCAGCAACAAGAAAATTCTTCAAATAATTCAATTGAAATGCTCGAAAAGCTATCTGAATTAAAAGAAAAAAACATCATTTCAGAAGATGAATTTAA